TGTTAATTGTATCGGCAGGGGTTATGCTTGTTAAGTTTCCTTTGGCTATTTCAAGCCTATTCATAGCATCTTCATAAGCAAGCGTAACGCTTTCAAGGTCGCGCCCAATTCCACCAAACATTAGCTGGCCTGTCATCTTTAGGCTTAATGCGTGGTCTTTACCTAATGCAATATACGCTTCCCGAAGCATATCAACTTGATCTGTTACGCCTTTTATTTCATCTTTAGCCAAAAAGGTACGAAAATCGTTAATCTTTTTCTGCATGAAATTGTAAGCATTTGAAATTCCAGAAAGAATTGACTTAATGCTTTTGGCTATAGATATAGTTGCGTCAATAAAACCTTTTGCTAAATCCTTAGCCCAAAGCTGAATGCCGTCAGGCGTTTGATTCAATACCATAAAGAAGTTAATGAACCGTTCAGCAACATGCTTAATAGCTGGGGCAAGTGCGGCGACAAATTGATCTCTTAAACCTTTACCGATAGAGAATAAATCGTGCAGTGCATCTTTCGCTTTCTCAACGCCGCCAGCAGCATTGCCAGACATAACAATGCCCAAAGCCTTAGCGCGACCGAATAAGTCCTCAAGACCTTTGGAGCCAAGTGATAAGGTGTTTACAAGGGCAACACCCTCAGAGTCAAACAGTTTAAACGCTAGGCGCACCTTGTCGGCCTCACTGCCAACGCCAGAGAATGCGTCAGACAGCACAAGCATCTGCTGATCAAGTGAAAGTCGTTGGAGTTTTCTGGCATCAATGCCAAGTTCTTTAAGTGCAGACTTAGCTTCGCCCGTACCTTTTGCAGCTTCAGCCGTTCGCCTAGTGAATCGCTGCATAGCCATGTCAAGCGTGTTTGTTGCTACGCCCGATATTTCAGCAGCATAACGTAAAGCACTAAGGGCTTCAGTGGTTGTGCCAATCTTGTCAGCGGTTTTCTTTAAGGTGTCCGTTGCATCAATAGATGCCTTGACCATGTAGCCAAAGCCAGCGGCACCGCCAAGAACAACTAGGGCAGAGCGCATACTGAATACGGCAGAAGTTATCCCAGAGAGTGCTTTCGTTACGCCATTGAAGGCAGGCTTAGTCTTGTCAAACGCCTTAATAACAATGTTTACATTTTCAGCCATTAGATTCGCTCATTATCTGGAAGTAAGCCACCCACTCATAGAAGTGATTGAGCGGCATTTCTTCTGCTTCTTCAATTGTTATGTGCAGCCGATCAGCCAAGGATAATAAGTTCATTCTTAACGGATCGGCTTTTAGTTTTTTGCAGCCACCTCAACGGACTCAATCTGAGCAAACATCTGATTAGCAATCTCAGAGATTACATTCGTTTCTTCACCCATCAAGTCGATTCGATCTTCAGCAGACGTAAACAGCTTGGAGCCGCCTTCATCTTCTGCCTTCATACAAATCAAATCAACCATTGCGCCGATTGTAGTGTTTTGAAGAAAGTCAGGGTGCTTCTTCTGTAGCTGATCTAAGTCGTAGCAGGTAATTGGTCTGCAATACATCTTAAAAGCGCCAGAATCGTCACCCCATGCAGGGACGATTACTTCTCGTGCGTTGATCTTTCTTCTATTTCGTAGCTCTTTTGCTAACCCCATATTTTGCCCCTTATGGTACTGTGGTTTCTGTTACTGCTCCGCTGCATTGTACTGAGAAGCTCGCCTCAACCATGCCATCAAACGATGCAGTGATTGAACGGCTTGTTACTACGCCAGAGCCAGACAGGAATAATTCGCCTGAGCCTGTGCCAGTGGGGTATAGAGCAAAATCAATAGANGCGCGCTCATCAAGAATTAAATGCTGTGCGTCTGCTTTATCCCAATAAACATCAAAAGACAAAGTATTGGTTTTCAGTCCAGCTTTATAGCTACGAACTGAATCACCCATTACGCTGCTTTCAATCGTGTCGGCTGAACCGTCAAAAGTGAATGAGCGAACTTCGCCTACAACAGCAACAGAACCACCTGCCGCCGCAATCTTTACTACTCCGCTTGAACCTGTAGTTGTTGCCATTTTGAATTACCTCTGTTTAAAATTAAGTTGTGCCGCGTGTGTATTGATACAGAACGCGAACTGTCATTATAACCCCACCAATGGGGTCGATAGAACCTTCATCAATCTCGATGCTTGTTATCTGCGTATCTAGCGCATTGCCGCCACGCTTCCTGTCTACATCAAGACCTTCTTCAATGGCTTCAATTATAATGTTTCTTGCCGTGTCAATAACTCCGGCTTTTACAAAACAAACTAATTCATAATTGATGGTCGCCATGCGCTGAGTGATCGAACCGCCCAGACTAGAATCTTCTCTATCTTCGCCAGCACTCCGAACCAAGATGGCCGGATACTGTGCATTAGATAGCTTGTTGAAATCAAACGGCTCGCGGGTAACGTACTTAATCTTCACCGGCAAATTAACCGCTTGAAGCGTTGCCACGATGTTGTTTGCTATGTTTTCTCGAACACTCATTTCAACGCCTTAAAAAATACTTCGCTTAATCTCTGCTGTTCTTTGCGACTAAACCCAAAGAAAGGGCGAGTCTTGTTATTCATCGCGGCCTTCTTAGATTCTGTAGCTCTGCTGAAGAATATCTCAGCCTGCTTTCCGTTAGCCTTGGTTGTCATCGAGCCAAGCATCTGACCAGTGAACTGTAAGTCTGGCTTAGTGCCTCTTTTCTTTTTAGATCGGAACAACCGATAAGCATCAGAATATGGCTTAAAAGCACCGTCCTTATAACCTTGCGATTGACTGGTACGATCTTCAATAATGCTAACGCCGACCTGAGCAGTTATAGATAATGCCATCTTAACGCTGGCCGATAGCTCTTTGCCTTTCTTGCCTAACCGCTTGGCAATCTCTTTAGCGTTTGAGCCAACACTGATTTCCATTTATCTAACCAGCCTGCCATGATTGACCGCAGCTTTCTCACTGTCATCAATCACATTATCATCGTCTGCATCGTACTCTACACCGTCTTGGAATACGGCTTCTAGTTCTTCGCCATATCGTGACTTGTAGAAGTCAATCATGTTCTGAAAGCGATCACCGTCAACCCAGTTTGTTAGCTGGGGAAGTGCGTACTTCCATAAGACCAAATAAACAGCAGACCGAGTCCACTGCGCTTCAGTCAATAAACTTGTATTTAGCTCGCCGGATATACCGCGCTTTTCCCACCAACGATTGCGAATCTCTCTTTCAATATCTGACTGCGCCTTAGCGTGTTCGCCAGTGAAAGATAAAATGCCCAATGAAAGGATGTCGGGAACAAGCTCTGCCAAATCTGAATCAGTTGAGAATGCCATGTTATACCTCAGNAAAAACCCACCCCCCGAAAGAGGTGGGCTTATTCTTACTTACAGTACGGAGTCAAAAGTCATCTTAACGCCGTAGCTATCGTCCAACTCGCCAACACCATAAATGGCAGTAGCGTTGAGTTCCCATGCGCGCAAAGATGCGTCACGCTGAGTCTCGATGTTGAAGTCACGCTTCATAGCGATTGCAAGAGCTTCTGGGGCGAATACTGCGCCAACAGAATCACCAGCACCGTCTACAGGTACGTTAGCTGATTCGTAAACATTGATGCCAGCGATAGTGCCGACATAGCCGTTACGCATTGCTTCGTTCTGAAGATCGCCGCCGTTAGGGTTGGCGAAGCTGTTGGTCAGGTTAGCTTTCAGTGCATACGCTTGGTAAGGGTGTACAACGGCATTGATAACGCCAGTCACCTTGTTAGCGCGCAGAGTAGCAGCAGCCTTGAACAGATCAGCAACAGTGATTTCTTGACCAGCAGCACCAAGTGCGCCAGAGAAGCCAGCAAACAGAGCGATAAGGTCGGTATCCATTTTGGTAGCGATAGCGTTACCAAGAACAGTACCAAGCTCAACGGCTGGGTTGCCTGCACCGAATGCAGCCATATCAGTCAGAATGACCTGTGCGCCCACTTCACCAACGGCTACAGATACTGAGCTAGTTGATACAGCGGTTGAACTCATATCCGAACCTTCAGTTAGGCCAGCAGCAGCAATCGCTGGGTACTTAGGAACTTGGATAGTCTTACCGGCTTGTGCGCCGATGTCGTATTGGGTAACGAGGCCCATCATCAAGGATTGCTCTTCAGCGGTGAAACGCGCCTGAGCAATGATATTGACAAATAGATCGTCTAAAGTAGTTGAAGTTGTAGCAGCCATGAGTAAATCCTCAAATTAAATAGTTAGGGTAAAATTGGTTATTTAGGCGCTTTCTTTTTCATAGCAGCAAATGCTTCTTTGCCACCATCGTTCCAGTTAGCTACCATATCAGCCACAGATAAAGACTTCTGCGTAGAGCCACCAGCGTTACCTTGACTGCCAGAACCGCCTTGAGACGCTCTAACAAAGTGAGGATTTGCCGTCAAAAATTCTGCTACCAGCTCACCAGTTGACAACAGATTTCCGCTGTCGTTATACCGTGGTGTGCCATTGCTGTCAAGAACCTCAACGCTGCCATCATCAGACAGGCGTAGATTACTTCTCAACAATGCAGATACTTGTTCAGGGTTTACAGCGTTGTTAGAACTTGCCGCGCTTAATAAAGCACCGTCCACTAAAGTGGATTGCAGCTTGCTCTTGTATGCACTGATTTCCTGATCTTTCTTTTCTACTGTTTTCTTCAATACAGATTCAAAATCGCCGCGTTCCTTTTGTCGCTCAAGTTCAGCCGCTTCTTTGTCTTGAAGTAGTTGTCTGGCTTCGCTTATATCAATGCCAGATAATTGCTTCTCAAACTTGCGCTGCTCTCGTGCAATACGGTCTGCAACAATTCGATCAAGTTCTGATTGCGAAAACATCTTACCCTGAGATTCTGTAGCCGTTGCCTCAGTACCAACTTCTGTTTCCATGATTTCATCGCTCATGTGACGTGCCTCTTACGAGTAGTGGTGAATTAAAATTTTATCATATATCTTGACTTATAACATTAAAGGTCAAAAACAGGTCTGAACCTGTGTCGGCAGTTATAACCGCCAGCACTGATGAAAGCGTTGCTGTCTATCTTACCAGCCCATTCGCCTTGCCAAATATCGGTAATCTCATCAATCGTGTATGTCTTGCCCACATGCCTAGAACAGAACTCCCTTGTAGCTTCATCGTCTGGCCCGTGATATTTAAAGCTGGTCGCGCCACTCTCTAATGCGATCTTTGTATTGATTGATCGGTCAAACTGAAGCAGGGCATCGTGCAGTTGTTGGCTGGCGTAACGCCCCAGATCACCGCTAACGGCATTCCTAATGCTTTGAACACCAGCAGAGAATGAAACGCCTGTCAGGGTGTTGTCGTATACAGCCTTCGCTATGACATCAAGATATTCTTGCCCAAGGTTCTCAAAGCCTTTAAACGTGAGGCTCTGCAACTGGGCAATCACTGACTGATCTAACTTAGCAAAATCGCCATAGGTTGAAAGCATCTTGGCGATCTCATTGGCAACTCCTTTGTATTCACGAATCATACCGTCTACTGCTGTCAGGTATTCTTCCTGAATGGCAGACCTTAATTGCGCCCTTGCTTGTATCGCCCACTCTAAATCGAACAAAGCACCGTCTTTCAATGGAGCCTCTGCAAGCAGATCAATGATTCGGTTTTCCAGCTTAACAAGGGCAGCCGCCAGCCTTGCCTGATGGCTTTCAGCCTTAGCAATTAAAGCCCTAAGCTGATCGGTATCTTCAGCCATTAAAACGTGCCAAGTGCTGTTTCATTATCTGTAAAGTCGCCAAGAACTGTAGTGCTTGCCTCAATCTCAGCGTGAGCCTTTGCCAGCGCCTCATCATCAAGCGCAAGGTCAGCAATCTGCTTGTCAATCTCTTTCATCAAGGTGACAGACTTAACGCCAGATGATCGCATAGACTGCAAGAAGGTAAGCTCCTTGTCATAGTCTCGAAGGTCAAACGAGTCGGGGTAGAATACCTCAACGTCAGGCTTCACGTTCTGCCATAAGCAAAACAACTCCCACAATTGTTCTTCAGCAAGCTCTAAGATGTCAGCCTTCTCAGATAGCTTCGCGTTCAGCATCTGAAACTCTGTCTGCATGGCTACGCCTGATTGAGTAAGAGCGGTAGTGCCGCGAACAGCACCCATGTGAGACATACGGTTAATAGACTGAACCTTGTCATCAATAGCAGCCCGTACAGCGTCCAAGTTCTGACCGCTTGGCTGCATCTGGTAAGGCTTCATATTGCCATCAAGATCGTCAGGCATGTTGATAACAGAACCAGCTCCGGCACTTGCGTCAGTGCTGTAGGTCTTAACCAGAGTAGGGTGGTTCGATATGCGAATCAGTTGCTCAATCTCAGACAGCTCTTGATAGATGGCTTTTTGCATGTAAGCGACATCTGACAGGTCACTGATACCGATACCCCTTACAACAGATCGTTGAGCAGGGACGAATACAGCGGGTATACGGCCTAATGGATTGGGTACAGTCTCAATAAACTCATCAACCTCGTTAAGAGACTTCCAGCTTTCAACGGTGTCCTCAGTCCAGATGCGGTAGTACGTTTCTTTCTCTGTGTCCGTGACTTCTTCGATAGACTCACGCACCTTCAGATAGACCAGCTTAAACCGGCCCGATGCAGTACGCTCGTACTTCCAGTCGAACACGTTCTCAGGGGTAAACAGGTTTACATACGGCCTGATGTCCTGAGCAAGTTCCTCGGCTCGTGTGCCAGCGTTAGACTTTGGCTTGTCAATCATTAGCCATACGCCGCCATATACAGAAGCCCAAACCTGAGATTCACGCATGAACGTATTGAAGCTCTTGCCATCAAGGTCAGCGTCTTTAAGGAAGTTCTCCAAGGCAGGGTTGTTTGCCAGAGAGTTAAACTGTCGAACTGGGGGAACGCGCCACAAGAAAGAACTGTAGATGTGGACGATGTTCTTGCAGTGGTTGTCCATCGGGGTCAGGTCTAACCGGCGATTGTATTCGTCTTTATCTTCGTTGACGTAGCGGGTTAGGTACGCTCCGTCCTTGTAATCTTCTCCACCCATGTAAGAGCGAAGGTAGAACTCCCAGCGATATTTGTTGCGATCGTATTCTGGGTGCGTGTAATCAATATCTGTGCTTCTCATTAACTCCACCTTGTCGGCTGTTCAATCTTGTAATCTGTTCTCAATGGGAACAGGTATTCAACTAAGTAACCAAGGGCATCGTTCATGTGGTCAAAGCCGTCCTTGTTAGGCTGGCTCGTTCCCTCTTTGTACGTCTGACGCTCAAGGCTCTTAATCGTGTGCTTGCATTTGGGGTCTATAAACAAATAGCGATCGCCGCCACTTGAGCGCAATCTACTATTCACCGCATTTATTCTGTCCCTGACCAGTGCGTGACTGTTTTTAGATTTCACCGCAAAGCCTGCATTCTGCAAGATGCTCAAATCCGTCCTGCCTCCTGCGCTAGTTTTGCGCTGCCTTGAGGCGGGGTCTGGGTAAATTATAACAGGTCGGTCGCGGTATCTTGACTTAATCTCTGCGACCATCTCATCTGTGTTGCTGCCATACATGACGATCTCATCTATCGCTAACAAATCATTGCCATGACGTAAGCAGACAACCGCACTCATTGGGTCGATGTTAAAGTCTAGCCCGATGTGCAGAGTGCCGCCAGTATCCTCAATGCGCTTGACAGACTTCTCCCGATTAAAGGCATAATAAATGATACCGCTGTAGTTGACAAACGCAGCCTCGTACTCTTGCTGAAAGGTTCGTTCATCTAGGTCATTACGGGCAGCAGCAACTTCTTCCTCTGGTACGTTCCCACCCTGAAGGGTTGTGTACTGAAAGCTCGACCAATCATTGTCGCCGTCAATACCTTTAGCCCATATATCGTAGAAGTGGTTACGTCCTTTCGGTGTGCCAATGAATAACGCGCCCCCTTGTCGGTCAGATAATGATGGCCTAAGAACCTCACTCCAAGCCTCTGGCCGCATATCTGCAAACTCATCTAAGACAACGTAGTCGAGTGATCTTCCTCGAAGGTTGTTAGGCTTTTCTGCGCCCTTTAAAGCGATCACAGAGCCATTGATTAGCTTTAGGGTCAGGCTTGTTTCATTGGTCTTGTAAATGTACTCAGGCGGAATTGTGGTGATTAGCATATCCCAAGCGATCTCTTTAGCAGCTCCGTACGTTGGGGCCACATACCATACGTTTCTGTCCCTGCCCTTGATGGCTTGTTCAAGTATCTTGCCAGTCGATAGAAATGTCTTTCCGAATCGTCTGCCAGCTACAACAGAAATAAAGCGACTAGGGCAAAGGTATATCTCACTCTGTGGGAGGGTTAATTGCACGACCGTCCACCACTATGTTGATTGCAGGAATGTCCATAACCTCATGCTGTTCTTCTTTCCAGCCTGCCTGCGTCTTTAGGTAGAATATGTTTGCCGTTACGTTACCAGCCTTAGCCAGCTTTATAAGGTTGCTGCCCATGCCTACTATCTGATTTACACGTCCCTTTTTATAAGCCTCAGAAACTTCAGGCTGTCTTTTTTCGATAGCCCTCAAAGTGTTTTCAGAGATGCCGAAATAATCAGCAACCTGAGACTTATTAAGTACAGCAGCCAGTGCCTTTAGCTCAATCACCTGCTCTGCCGTAAGCTCTACAGCAGGGCGGCCACCACCATCACCTTGATTACCTATCTTCATTTAACGGCCTTTAGCTCGCCTAGATTAGCGTTCGCAAAGTCAGACTTGCGTCCGTTGATATACATATCGTTAAACTTATCGCCGGTTGATTCAATTACGGCTTCTTGCCCAGTAAAGTCCTGCCATCGCTTGATAATCACATCGCAAAACTTAGGGTCAAACTCCATTACAAACGACTTAATTCCATGCTTTTCTGCTGCAATCAATGTTGAGCCTGAACCGCCAAAATAATCAGCTATAGTATTTGCTGAAAGATTAAACCTTTTGATAATCCACTCCATAAGACTAACTGGCTTTTGTGTCGG